GAGAACTGGGCCGAGTGTCGAGAACGAGGTGGGAATGAAGTCGTTGACGATCCAGTTGTCCCAGTAGCCGAGCCAGGAGCGGGCCAGCGAGTGGTACACGATGACGGCGTTGTTCTCGTTGAGGGCTCCTTCGAGGGCGATCTGGACAGAGTTCTCGGTGAGCAGGGCGAACTCGGTTTCCGTTCCGAGGATGTATGGCTGATCTGTTACGAGCGGAACCGCCAGCATGTAGCGGTTGTTCCAGAAGACGCCGTCGCAGAGGTCCAGCTTGGTCTTGTTGATCCTGCTGATGAGATCGTTGATTGGGCTGGAGAGTGCGAGACCGATGCTGGTCTGGGTGCCCGCTTGGATCTGCTGGAGGGAGCGGACGCCATCACGGGCGAGGAAGAAGACATCGGGTCCGACGGCCGCGATGGACCGGTGCGACGAGCAACCGATGTTGCCGCTGATGAGGCTGATGGACCAGTCTGCGGGATCCTGCGTGGGATCGGCATCGACGGCCCAGATGGAGCGTTCCTTGAAGACGACGAGTCGGTAGCCGAACCAAGAGTAGAGACCCCTGATTGGATCGCCGTCGCCACCGACCCGGATGGATCCGAGTGGATCCCATGATTCGCCGTCGAGGATGTCCGAGAAGTAGAGGGTGTCTGGCGGGTTTGCGGTATCTGCTGAAGCGCACCAGAGCCTGTTGGTGTGGCTGACGAGGTAGAGCGGCTTGGCGGGAGGCGCGAGCGAGACGTAGGCGACTGCGTGTGAACCGCCGCCACCGCTGATGTTGACGGTGGGAGCCGTGACATACCCGCTACCGGGATTGGTGATGGTGATTGCTACGAGGTTTCCGTCATTGGCGACGATGGCCTCGGCGGTTGCGGTCGTCCCGCTTGGTGGCGCGGCGATGGTGACAGCAGGGATACCCGAGAGGTTGCTGCCTTGGTTGATGACATCGATGCGGCTGATTTTGCCGGCTGTGACCGATGAGTAGGCGTTTGCTGAAGTGATGTATCTGAGCGACCCGACTCCGTCTGAGTAGAACAGCTTGTCGTTGATCTGCGCGAAGTAGACGTAGGTTGCCGACGAGGACAACGTGGATCCCGAAATGAGGTTGTAGGATGCCGCTGGAGACCCGTAGTAGAGGCTCTTGGTCAACGTGTCATTGACCGCGATGACGAGTCTTTCGGATGCCGCTGTGTCGAAGTAGAATCCGGAGAAGACTGTGGCGTTGGTCGGAAGGTTTGATCCGAAGTAGGAGACGACCGACTCCCAGTTGTCCACGATGTTCTCCCAGTTGCCGGACACGGCGTTGCCTGCGAGCGAAACGGTCCCGACGCGAGTGACGAGGTTTCCGAAGTCGTCGTAGTCCATGTTGATGGCCGACTCCATGCTGGTTGCAGGGATGCCATCTGGACGAGTGGCGGAGATGACGCCTGTGGAGAATGCGGTGCTTCCATCCAGAAGCATCTGGTCATCGAGTGCGTCTGAGGACTGGAAGGGCATCAGAGGATGTCTTGGAAGGTGTAGTCGTAGAGGCTGTCGGGGATGATGCGGCTGATCTGCTGCTGTTGACCGCGCTCCATGTCCTTCATGATGGAGACCTGAGCAGCGCCCTCTTGGTATTTGGCCTGCGCCTTGCCGTACTGGCGCGAGTATTCGAGGAGATCGCCTTCGGTGTAGGCCATGAGGGCGTTCTCGACTCCGCGCAGCTCGAAGTCGCTGTCGTTGGAGATGGCGGTTGCCTCACCGAACTGGCGCATCTGGGACTGCTTCTTTCCGAGGATGAAGAGTGTGCCGTCGGTGTTTGGTGTGGGGACGAGCTTGATGCGCGGGACACCGGCCTCGCCGTAGGAGGCTCCGATGATGCGGACCCAGTTGACGAAGTTGTTTGGGGTGGACTTGCGGGAGTCCACGTTGTTCCAGGTGTTGGGATCGAGCTGGAAGAACGAGACCCATTCTGCGGCTGGGACCTCGATGCCATCGGTTTCGCCGGTGACGGTGAATCGGGCGGCGACCGGGAAGTCGAGGAACATGTTGTAGCCCGACCCGGAGTTGTAGGTGGCGGTGACGGTCTGGTCGAGGGTGACGAGTTCCGTGCCGTTGGTGACTGGGGTGGAGATGACCCCGAGGGTATCGTTCCAGAGGCAGGAGTCCCAGATCATCGAGTAGCGACGGATGCAGAACTTGTTGGCCAGCGCGATGGTGGCCGAGTCTGTGAACGAGAGTTTGTCGCAGGCGGCCTGCGCTACATCGGATGGTTTCATGCGAACTCGATCAGCTCAAAGTGGACCTTGGCTTGGAAGGTGGATCCGTTGTTGCCGAAATAGGACGGGTTTGGGTTCGCGGCGATGGTCACGGATTGGCTTACTCCAACGGTGATCCAGATTTTGAATGTGTGAGAAGATGCCGTAGATGTGAACACCGCTTCTGCGGACACATTTACGGGTGAAGCGTTTCCTCCGTAGACCGATCCGACTCCAATGACATCCGCTGTCGCATAGGGGCTTTTGACTATCCCTGCGTAGAGATAGCCGTCGCTCGACAGTTGCGACGGAATTGAAACCCTGATGATGCACTTGTTACCGACTGTTTTTGGAGTCCAAGTGTAGGTCCAGTCTGAGGTCGAATTTGATAACTGGATTGCTGTTCCGACCCCCGATGTGATTGAGCTTACCTGCCCCGAAATGGAGGTCTTTACGATGTCTTCTGAATAGGCGAATCGGACCTGAGAAACGGATGCAACCGTGGCCGTCTTGAGTGCATTGGATGCGGCCGAATCCCTGAGCAGAAACGTGTCCGCATCGAGAGGGCTGGCTTTGGACGGAAGGTTGTTGATGGTGACCGCACCGGCGGTGACCGTGAGCGAATCACCGGAGGCGTTTCCGACGGTCGTGTTTCCGTTTATGGACAGGTCTCCGGTCAATGTGGAGTTGCCGGCCACATTGAGCGTTCCACCGACCGCCGTGTTGCCCGAGGCGGCTGCGACGGTGAACTTGTTGGTGGCGACCTTGAAGTCCCCTGCTGCATCCAAGGTGCCGGCCACGGCTGTGTTGCCGGAAGCCGATGCCACCGTGAGCTTGTTCGTGGCGACCGCGAAGTCTCCGGTGACACCGAGGGTGGTTCCGACGGTGGCTGCCCCGCTGGTGCTTAGGCTGGAGAGGCTTGTGGCACCGGTGACCCCGAGGGTTCCCAAGACGGCTGTATTGCCGTTGGAAGCATCGACAGTGAACTTGTTGGTATTGACCGCGAAGTTTCCGGTGGAAGAGAGGGTACCTGGGACCGACAGGTTGCCGGTCATGGCCAGAGATCCGAGCGTGGTTGCTCCGGTGATGTTGACTGTCGATTGGAAAGTGGCTGCACCGGTGATGGTTGCTGCCCCGGCGACTGCGAGGGTTCCGGTGCTTGCGACACCGGTGGTGGAGACCTGCAATGCCGAGTTGTTTCCGGCTCCATCGGACACCGCCTTGAGCGTTCCGCTGATGGTCGTATTGTCCTCTATCTTGAGGATGGACGTGTAGGTAGATGCGACCGTGCTACCTGTGAGTGGAGTTCCCATATCAGCTTCTCAATCGGTTCTTGTATGTGGATCTGATCCTCCATTGGTCCCTGTAATTTCCAACGACATTCTTCGCGTCGGCAACGATGGGGGTGGTGTAGGAGGCTTCGATGACGGCCTGCGCCAGATTTTCCGGCGACAGGGTGGAGTAAGGGGTGATGTCACCTGCGAGAACCCCGATGGCGGTCGTGGTTCCGGTCTCGGTGAATGTCACGTCGGATGTTCCCGCGAGGTTGATGATCGCCCCGAGGGTGGATGGCCCGACGGTGAATAGGAAGGTGGTCGATCCTGATCCGTTGAGTGCTGCCGCTGCTGTGGCCGGCCCGACGGTGAACGTGACATCGGAGCTTCCGACTGCGGAAACGATGAGTTGAAGGAGGGACGGCCCGACGGTGAATGTGATCGACGATGAGCCGGTTGCGGCAACACCGCCGGCGAGGTTCAGCGGATCGACCGTGAACTGCGCGCCAACGTAGGTGAATGCTGACATGGCTCCCCCTTGGTACGGGAGATTCCATGAGGAAGGACTGAGATGACCGTATGGGATGCCGGCCAACTCGGATGTGATGCCTTCGCCGACCGACTGATTCCTGAGATCGGTGCGCCCCCACATGGAGCGCAGTGTGCCTGGATCACCACCGCGTTGCCGCAGCGGTAACTGACACAGGATCGAAGTGTTCTGTTTGAGGGCCATGTATCATCCCCAACCGAACTCAATGCCGCCGTAGAAGTTGGTGCTGGCACCGGTGGCGGCTCCTGCGAAGTAGAGCCAGACGAGGCATGCTCCGTCCATGATTCGCGGCAGGGATGGAAGCTGGTTGAGCAGGTCGCGTTCAGCGGAGACGGAGGCCGTGGTGAGCGGGAGTGTCAGGAGAGGGCGAGCGAGGCAGAGCGCGCCGGTGCCGGTGTTGGCGGCGGAGAAGGTGATGTTGGCCACGGTGCTGACGCCGGTGTCACCGGAGGCGAGCGGGAGGAATGGTCCGTAGTTGTTGGCTGCGGTACCTGCGTGGCTTATGTGGCCGACGATTCCGGAAGCGGTCATTGCCACGGTGACCGGGAGGCTCCTGCCCGAGGTTGGCGTGGTGTTGGAGTAGGAAAGCGAGATGTTCTGGGCGGTGGCACCTGCGGCTACGGTCTGGACCCAGAAGAGCCTGCATCCGGCCCCGTTGGTGTACCGGAGCGACGGCGTTCCTGTGAGGGTTTGGGCGACCGCGCTGTTGTTGGTGATGCCCGGCCAGTAGCCTTGCAGGTCAACGAGCATGAGCTGGGCTGGGACACCGGTCGCAACGCCTGTGACGGCCGAGACATTGAGGACGTGCTTGGTGTTGGTGCTTACGTTGCCGCCGTGTGGGATGCCGAAGATTTGGGTGCCGTTGCCTGTGGTTTCGTCGCAGGTTCTCCATGCGAGTGCGGTGCCGGCCCATGCGTTGGCGATGGGCGTACCACCGAGGCCGGAGAAATCGTACCAGCGGCCAGCGGTGTAGGCCGCCGCGCCGGTGATCTTGTTCCAATCGGAACGAAGGAATTTGCCGTTTGTCGTGATCTCGTTGATGAGATCGTCCATTGAAGAGAAGCCCATGTCAGTTCCAGTTGAATTGAACGAACCCGCGCAGAGGAGCGAATGTCGTTGCCGTGTTGTTGAGTGCTACGAAGTTGAGGTATGCGCCACTTTCGATCTTGGTGCAGTTGGCTTTGTCCTTGAAGAACGTGGTCTCTGATTCGGTGTTCTGCTCCCGGACGAGATGTGTTGCAAGCGGTTTGACCAGAACGACGTGGCAGAAGCCGCCCATGCTGGCGTTGCATGTCACGCTCTGGATGCTTTGGATTCCGAGGTCACCATTGGCCAGTGGGATGAATGGAGCGGCTGCGCCTGCGACCAGCGTTGAGTTTGAGTTGTTGACGATGGTTCCGATGGTTCCGCTGAAGGTGATTCCGAAGGTAGTGGATCGGTTGGCTGTTCCTGCGGAGTTCGTGTAGGTTACCGTGACGGTTCCGTTTCCGGTCATTGGAGCGGCGACAACGAAGTAGGCTTGAACCCCTTTTCCGTCGGTGTAGCGCGGCAGCGTGGCGGCTTGGATCATGTCCTGTTGATCGAGTGTGTCCATGTCGATCAGCGGATAGAACATGAGGTAGTCGGCCAGTATCAGGGTAAGTGGTACTGAGGCTGTGGAAGTGCCGGCTGAGAGTGCGAAGAGATGTTTGGTCTGACCGGATGCGGGTGTTGGTCCGGTGTAGATTCCACGGTTGCCTGAGCCGATGAGCTGTGTGGCTTCGTACTGTGAACCGACGTAAGCCTGGTAGACGGGAGTGCCGGCTCCGATTGCGGCGTCGTACCATCTGGCTGCTGTGCCGAATGGGGCGCTGGTCTTGAAGAAGAACGACTGCCAGGTTTGACCGTTTTCGGTTGCCCGAGCGAGTGGTGCTAGTCCTTGGAAACCCATTATTCCTCCGGTTGGGGTTCGGGGTTTTTGGGGACTAGATCGGCTTGTGGTGTGCCGTCTGGATGTTCCTCGCAGGAGTGGTACGAGGGGTTATCATCCAGCGGCCAGAGTGGTCGCAGGCAATGTGGGCAGTAGTACTCCACATGCTCAATCGACGGTAACGGTCAGGGCACCGGCTGCGAACTGCGGCTGGATGCCGTTGGAGACTGAGAGGGAGGAGGTGAGGGCTCCCTTGAAGAGGAGGTTGCCTGCGCCGGATCCGCTGTCGGTGCCGATGCCGAAGTGGGTCAGCGTATTGCTGCCGCCGGTGCATTGAGCGAACTGGACGAGGGCGGCGTTGCTGATGGTGGAAGTGGTGAGGGTCCAACCGGAACCGGAGCGGACTACTGCCACTCGTGCATAGCCGGTGTATGTGGCCTCGTTGGTGTTCTGGTTTCCGGCTTCTCCGGGGTCAGCGGTGTGGAGGCTGATGTAGAACGAGCCTGCGACGGATGATCCCTGTAGGCCACCGGTGTTGCCGATGTGCCCCCAGTTGTTGTTGATAAAGATGAGATTGAGCAGGTCCGCCTCTGCGGCGTTGGTCATTGACATAGCCTTTCCTTC